CTCGTTCCCGACTTCCACAACCGGCAATCGCCACACGCGATAGCGGATGATTTCATCTTGTCCGAAATCGCCATCCGCAACCGTGACGTTTTCCCGAAAGACGATTTGCTGCAACGTCTGCTCACCGCGAATCGTTACAAAGCGCGGGAAGTCCTGTACGTGCTCCGCGTCGTAAATCGTCCAATACGGGCGCAGGTTCAAGGCTTCGGCTGTGGCTTGATCGAGCGGCACGTCGTCCAATTCAACCGGACGGCGCTGCATATCCACCAGCACGTAAGCCGCGCCATAATGCGCGCCTTGCCGAAATAGCCGCTGGTTGAACACGTTGAAGTGCGAGCCGCGCAAGTCCACATTTTCCAGAAAGCCCGATAGCTGCGCCGGGACGTTTTCGCCGAGTCTCACCGGCTTGTGAAACACCATCCCCACAAGGCCATCTAGCGTATCAGCGTAGTCGCCGTCGGACATCGCCTGCATCAATCGCTCGGCGTACACTTCGTCGTGTTCTGCCGGGAATTTGACCAGCAACTCTTGCCCGGCCTCGCGCATTGCGTAGGTTCCGCCAAGCACGAGGTCGGCGCGATACCAACGCGCTGCAAGTTCCGCGTACTCAGTCGAGCGATAATTCGGTTTATCTGCCATTAAATTCTAAAAGATCGAATCTGCGTTTCCTTGCCAACAACTAGATGGTCGCTCACCGTCGCCAGCACAAAGCCGTCGCCATCATCCGGCGAGCGTTCCGGCTTCTGCCGTTTGCGGAACTTGTCTTTCTGCTCAAGCTTCTTGACTGCCACGCCGGACTTGTTCACCCATTCGTATTCGCGCTCGGTTAAATCGCCTTGCAATTCGTTGGGCGGGTTAATCAGCGCCAGCGTTTTCAGGCTTTCCGCTGCGTCTGCCGTCGCCTCTGTGATCCAATCGGCAAAGGCTTTGTCATCACGCGGTGAGCCGTTAAAGTGAATTTCAAACACCTTGAAATCGGGAAACGCCTGCCGCAATTCCATGTCTGCTTTCAGGTTGTCCACAACGCCGCCGCCGAAGCCGCCGCCGCCATCAACGCGGATGTGCAGGCTATTGATTGCCGGGCATTCACGCTTCAGCTTTAGCGCATCGGCTTTGACCGCCTGCGCGTAATCAATCGTGTTGAGTTTCGTCAGCCGAGCAATGCGCTTTACCGTCCCGCTATGCTTGCGGTAGGCCGTGCCGTGATCGTTGCCGAATCGCGCCACGTCTACGCCATAGCGAAGACTTGCCGGATTGTTTTCTACCGGCTGACGCTTGCACGCGGCCTCATAGCGACCAACCGGCACAAGCGTCTTGTCTGAGATATTCGCCGGAGCGATGCCGAGAACACGAAACAGGAACTCCGCATCAGGCAAGAAGATTTTGCCGGGATGCCAGTCTACTTCAAACGTATACTCATCCGGGTTATGCGCGGGCGTTTCCTGGCAATGCGCGCCGATCATTTCGTCTACGTATTGCCGCCGCACTGCGCCGGGAACGATTTCCCGTCCGGCGATTACGTTTGGATGCTGTAGGCAAGACATCCGAAAACTGCGAACGTGCGCTTCGGATTGAATCTTATGGAACCGGCTGGATCGTGTGCGCGGGTTGGCCGCCATCAACACAATCGAAATGCCGCCGGAAGTCATTGAGCGAATCGCATCAAAGACGAACTCCGCCACGCCTTCGGCTTCATCCAAAACATAAAGGTTATACTGACCGTGCTGCCCTTGCACGCCTTCCGTCTGCGCGTTGTTCGTTGCGCGGCCTTTGATAAAGTGGTTATCGCTGGCGCGCAGTTCCAGATCAAGAATGCGACCGGGCAAGTTCTTTCCTTGCCGGTCGGCTTTGATTTCCTTAAAAAGCAGGTCGTGGATTTGCTCCCACGATGGCGCGAAACAGTAACCAACAGACGGCGCAAAGCAATCGAAGAAGTGATTGACGATGCCGGAAAGCACTTTCGTCTTTCCGGTCGTGTGACCTGACTCCACGCGGATTACGTTCTGAATCGTTTGGCCGGGTTGCCAGTATTCCAACTGGCTTTCCGTCAGCCTGCCTTTTTCGTAATCGTCGCGCTCGTGCAATTGCCGCAAGGCTAAGGCGTAGGCATCGAGGATTTGCCGCTGACCGGGCGCGTCGTCTTTGCCAGACCACGCTTGCCAGCCGAGTTTCTCTGAGATGTACAGAGCGGGATTGAAGCGGTAGCAGTCAAGGCCGATTACTACAGACTCATCCTCAAGCCTCTTTAACCATTCCTCCCTGAGCGCCCTGTCCAAGCTTTTCAAGGATTCGCTGGTTAAGTTCCTCGTCGGTAAGCTCACGGTAAGACTTTTCGCCGTCTACGCTGGTCGGCGCAATTTTGATCGGCATATCAAGGCCAAAAAGCCGGTCAATTCGTTCACGCGCGGAAATCTTCTCGCGCGGAGTTGCTTCGCCGCTTCGCAAGATCGTGTAATAAAACGACAGCGACTCCGCGCGTAGATCGTCCCGCCCCTGTCTTGCCTCAGCAACCATCCGCTCTCGCGCGCGAGAAAGATACTTCTCAACCGTGCGTGCGGTGACCTCATAACGGGCGATAAATTGTTTCTTGATTTGGCTTTTGTGAAGGCAGCGAGAGAGAAGCTCAAAGGCGAAATCTTCTCTCTCTTGCTCTTCTTCTTCGGTTGGCCGTTTGAGTGGCTTTTTATCAGGCTCAGCCATCTAGGTTGCGCGAGTGGTAGTTATCGGTTTGCGGCTCTGCGTCGCTGTGCGTTTGCGCGTCTGCGAGCAGTGGCTTGAGCGCCTCTGCGTCGGTTTGCGGCAATCTCAGCGCGTCGTCCAGGCCGTCTTAAATTAGGACTGCCGCCCCCTCGTCGTCCGCCGCTGCCACCAACGCCGGTGGCAAAACAAGCGCCTTTCGCGTGAATGGAATCTTGGTTCGCAATTGCCATCATTTGTTTAATCATAAATCCCTCAAGTCGAGCGCAAAGGCGCTCAAAGTTTTGTCGGTTTTCGGTTTAGGCGGTTTGTAATTGCTTTCCGGCAACTCCACGCCCAATTGTCTGGCGAGTTCTAGGCCGTTGACGTATCGCCTGCCGTATTTATCCCAGCCAGTTTGCGAAAGAAAAGCGTCTCGCTGTTTGCGGTCAAGAAAAACGACCTGAACCACGTAATCCGTATCCCGGCTGGCCTCGATTGTTTGGCTGGCTTTTTTTCGTTCCAAATCGAGTGCGGAAAAGTCCTTTTTGACCTGCGCTATCTCGGCTGCTGTGTCTGACTCGTAATTGCCTGTGTACTCCACAGCATCATCTGGAAAATCGCGTTCCGGTAAGTAGTTGCCGGGTAGATCAACGCCATCTACGCTATCAGAAACCGCGTCAAAGCCATAGCTTCCCGCAGAGTCAAAATCAGCGTCGCGCTTAGGTTTAGCTTTTTGCATTGTAGACCTCCGCGCGATAAAATTCGCATTCAACCATCGGAAACCAGTCTACGATTCGCGCATAGTCTTGCGGAAAGTTTTCTTTTATGGCGCGCAGGTAGTCAATCGTGATTCCGTCAAAACTGCGCGGCATCATTGCATACTCAGGTGCAAGCTTAATTCTTGCAGCCTCAAAAGCTGCGATTAAGTCCGGCTTCCGGTATTCAGCAATCGGGTAGAACTTGCACAAGCGTTCATTAACCGTGCCGTATTTCTGAAAAAACATCAGCCGACGCACGGAATCAGCAGAGCGCAATCCAACAGCTAGCCATGCGTTTGCAGGGTCAATGCCGTGATCTTCCGCGACGAAATCGCACTGCTCCCGAAAATCAGCATCGTCAAGCCCCCACCACTCGCAAATCTGATAACGCTCCGGCGGCTGAAACGAGCCATAACGAAGCATTTGCGATAAGCCAGGATGCGGCAATCTGACAATTCGAGTTTGAAAATACTCCTCATAATAGTTGAGTGTTTTTTTTACAAACTCAAGATCGGGCAGCCAGTAATGAAATATCGGCACGACTTTAGGGAAAAACTCTCTGAGGCGTAGCCATGTTGCAACGCTGTCTTTCCCCGCGCTGAACCCCAAAAAACACGTATCTGTGCGCGCTCTGACCTGTTTGCAGGCATCAATCCCGTTCAGGTTCATCAATTTCCCTTTTTCGAGACTGCCTACGCCTGCCGGTTTTTAACAACCCAAGCCCAAGCTTCGCTCGAATAAAATTCCCTAGCGATAAACCTGCCTGCTGCGCTTGTCGCGTCAGGTATTCTTTTTCGGTTTCATCTTTCCAGCGGAACTCCGCTGGTCGCAGTCTTGCAGGCATATTGCTACCCTAGCAAAAGTGCGCGCACTTTTCAACTACTATTTCCGCTTGCTACTCGCCTTCACTTATCCGTATACCTCAACATAGCTGGCCATCGCAAAATGATAGTCGCTATTTTTTCTCCGGCCTCACAAACGTCTGCCCGTCCGCGCCGCCAATCACGCAATCGAGGCAGTCGTGCGCCTTGCGCGCTCGTTCCAGCCAGTCGCTGTAAGCTTTCTGCGCGCCGCCCAGATTATCCAACTGAATCGCCCAGACCAGAGCCGCGCCGTGAATCGCATCCTTGTTGCCCGGCTCTTTAGCCGCAGCTTTCAGGCTATTGGCAGCGGCCAGAAATGCACGCTCCTGCTTTTGCACTTCGGCAACAGCGGCTTGCCCGACTGCGACTTCCTCATCGGTCAGACGAAGCGGATCGTTAGGTGAAATGTTGGCCTTTTTGTCGCCCGCATCTGTTGACTTGGTTTGACTTGCCGGATTTTTCGCGGCTGAAATGTCACCGGTTTTGTTAGGCGGTTTGGGCGTTTGCGCGAAACCGACTGAACATAGAAGAGCCAGCGCAAGGGCTGGCAGGATTGATTTCATTTTGACCTTTCCTGATAGGCGTGTAATAACCGTGCTTAGGTTAAATACTGCGCTAAATACCTAACCTGCCCCGTTTCAATACTTTAGCGCGATAGGCAGGTCATTTAGCATTTACCATTAACTACTGCGCTAAATACCTAATAAACCGCGTCCAACGCCTCATCCGCTCCCCTGTCTCGCGCTTCGCAGGCATTGCGCCAGCCGTCGCCGGTCAGGGTGAGCGGCTGCATATTCAGCGACTTGCCAGCGATTGCGGCCACGCGGCGGGCTTCGCTGGTTTGGTTGAGTAGGCCGACCATCCGTGGCGCGAAGAAATCATAGGCCGAAATCTCGACATAGGCCGCGTCAACGTAGCGGAATGCGCGCTCAGGCAACATCGTCAGCCCCTAGCGCCTCGATATAAAAGGCACTCAAATTCGGCGATGGCTTCAAGTAGATTCAAGCAGGTATCTCCCGACCAAACGCGGCCAGCACTTCGCGCAAATGCTCATGGCTGACCCAGCGGATTGAGTTTTTGCGCGTTTTGCGGCGTGTGGATTGCCACTCTAGCGCCTCGATGAGCGCCTGCGTCTCACGTTCGCGCATTACCCGCGCTTCCCGGTCAGCGTAGGACTCGCCTTGCTGTAATTGCCACTCGCCAGCGGCCAGGNNNCGGAGCCATTCACGTTCCCACGCCGCCCATGTGGACTTAATGG